ATACTGGAGACCAAGCATGAGAGCAAAGCGCAGATTGAGAAGGTAGAGAAACTACGACGGGAAATTGAGAGGAAGAATCGTGACAAAAGCCCTGATACCTTTGCTGATAACCCTGTGTTTGATCGGGTGCGAAAACCGCTATCGCTACGAATGCCAAGACCCGACAAACTGGAGTAAGGCCGAGTGCAAACCACCCATCTGCACCGCCAGTGGTACATGCCCTGAGCAACTTGTCAAACCCGAACCGGAGAAGAAATAATGCCAACCATCGTTCGTAACAACTCCAACCGCCTGACCGCCGAAGAAATCGAAGTCCGTGTCTGGGCTTTTGTGATTGTGGTCTTGGTGTCCATTTTGCTGGGTGCAATGGCTATGTTCCTGTACTCGGTGACTTACGTTACCCAGCCCATGTCCGGCATGGCCCCCATTGACAAGGTTTACACAAGCCAGATTTCCACCATCATGGTGTTCATCACTGGAGTGCTTGGCGGCGTAGCTGGACGCTCAGGAATCAAAGCTGTTGCTAACGCAGTGGCAAACGCCGAAGCCAATGACGCTGACGAGCCACCCAAGCCATGAGCATCCTTAACCCCTATGTCATTCTTGGTGTCGTCTTGGCTGTTTTGGCAAGCTTTGGCACTGGATATTGGCGCGGAAAAGATGCAGAATACACCCGTCAGCAATTAGAGATTGCCGCCTTGAATGAGAAGGCACGGGAGACGGAACAGCGCATGGCGCAGGTGGCACAAACCTACGCCCAGACCTTGAGGAAAGCCAACGATGTTGCACGGATTAAAGAGACTAAGCTGCGTACTGATCTTGCCGATGGCAGTCTCAAGCTGCGCATTCCTGTCAAAGCCAACTGCCCCGTATCAGTGTCCGAACCCTCCGCCCCTGCCAGCGGAAGTGACAGCGGAGCCGCATCAGCCGAACTTGACCGACAGGCTGCTGAAACTCTTATCGCCATCGCCGCAGAAGGCGACGCAGCCATCCGCAAGCTCAATACCTGCATCGAGCAGTACAACCAAGTAAGGGGCATGAAATGACACAGTTGACCGCCAACTTCTCCTTGCACGAACTGACCAAATCTGAAACAGCACTGCGTATGGGGCTGGACAATACGCCCGGCCCAGTGGAGACTGAGTACCTCAAAATCTTGGCTGAACGAGTCCTCCAACCCATCCGAGATCACTATGGCAAGGGTGTCAAGGTGAACTCTGGGTTCCGCTCTCCTGACTCAAATGCAGCGGTGGGCGGAAGTCGTACCTCAGACCATTGCAAGGGCCAAGCAGCCGATATAGAGATTCCCGGCGTACCCAACGCTGAATTAGCGCAGTGGATCATGGATAATCTGGACTACACCCAGTTGATTCTGGAGTTCTATACCCCCGGCATTCCCGACAGCGGCTGGGTGCATGTCAGCTACGATCCGGACAACTTGAAGAAGCAAGAGTTGACCGCTATGAAAGTTGCTGGCAAAACCCAATATGTCCCCGGACTTGTAGCTTGAAGCCATGCCATTACAAAAAATACTGTTCAAACCCGGTGTAAACAAAGAAAACACCCGATACACCAACGAAGGTGGCTGGTATGACTGCGACAAGATTCGCTTTCGCCAAGGCACGCCTGAAAAAATTGGTGGGTGGCAGCAGCTTTCTTCGTATACCTATTCAGGCACTTGCCGCTCTTTATGGTCATGGGCTTCGCTTTCCGGTATCGTCTATGTGGGCGTTGGCACAAACGATAAGTTTTATATTGAACAGGGCGGAACGTACAACGACATTACGCCAATCCGCGCAGCCCAAGTAGGTTTAAACGGGCCATTTGCAGCAGTTGCAGGGTCTACCACCGTTACTGTGACAGATGCCTCTCATGGCGCAACCGACGGCGACTTCGTGACGTTCTTCGGGGCGAAAGCTCTAAGCCAGCAAACATTTACAGTGTCTATTGCGAACCCCGCAGTGGTCACACCTGCTACATATGTTCCAGCCAACGGTACAGCAGTTATCCTGTCCACGACCGGCGCTTTGCCAACAGGGTTGACTGCTGGTGTTCAGTACTACGTTGTAGGCGCAACCGGCTCTACTTTTAGACTCGCCAACGTGCCAAATGGTGCAACCATCACAACCAGCGGAACACAGTCTGGTACGCACTCTGTGTATGTAAACAGCGGCTTAACAGCGGCTGTACTGAACCAAAGTTTTGCCGTCACCACAATTGATAGCAACTCATACACCATTACCGTCCCTGTTGCGGCAGGTGTATATGACACAGGAAATGGCGGAAATCCTGTCAGTGCGTACTACGGGCTGCACATTGGTAGCGATACAGCACAGCCATTCACGGGCTGGGGTGCTGGGCCTTGGGGTAAGGGCGCTTGGGGCTATGGTAAAGCGGGCGTGAGTTCTCTACGTCTTTGGTGGCAGAACAATTTTGGGCAGGACTTGATATTTGGTTACCGTGGTAGCCCGATGTATTACTGGAACGCCTCTGTTGGCGTAACACCAAACCCAACCACAATAACAATAGCTACTCCCGGTGTTTTGACACTTACAAACGGCAGTTTGGTAAATGGTCAGGCCATCATTCTTTTGACCTCTGGCGCTTTGCCGACTGGATTGACTTCCGGTACTTTGTATTACGTTGGCAACGTATCAGGTACTACGTTCAAACTGTCTACAACATTTGCAAACTATCTGGCTGGGACATACATTACAACCACCGGAACGCAGTCTGGCACGCACTACGTGTCTTCTTATGGCATCCCCGTAACTTCTTTGGGTGGCGCATCTGATGTACCTGCGTACGTGAATTTTGTGATGGTGTCGGATGCCAGCAGGTTCACAATTGCGTTTGGCTGTTCGGCTTATGCCGGTGCGGATACAACAATCGACCCTATGTTGATCCGCTGGTCTGACCAAGAATCTGTGACCAACTGGACTCCGGCAGTTACCAATCAAGCTGGGTTTATCCGTCTCTCGCACGGCTCAGAAATCTTAACAGCCGTACAGGCTCGGCAAGAGATTGTTGTGTTTACCGACACTTCAATTTACTCTATGCAGTACCTTGGCCCACCGTATGTTTGGAGTACTCAACTCCTTGGGGACAATATTTCCGTGGCTGGCTACAACACAGCGATCATTGCGTCGGGCGTTGTCTACTGGATGGGCGTAGACAAGTTCTACCGATACGACGGTCGCGTACAGACTTTGCGCTGTGACTTGCGCCAGTTCATCTACAGTGACATCAATCTTGAACAGCAAGAACAATTTTTTGCTGGCACAAACGAAGGCTTCAATGAAGTCTGGTGGTTCTACTGCACAGCAAACTCCACCACAATCGACAGGTATGTTGTGTACAACTATGCCGAGGACATTTGGTACTACGGCTCAATGGCTCGCACGGCATGGCTAGATTCTGGGCTGGTTAACTACCCACTTGCTGCTACCTATGCTGACAACCTTGTCTACCATGAGTACGGCATTGACGACAACACAACTAGCACCACTCAGCCAATTGAGGCGTACATCACCTCATCGCAGTTTGACATTGGCGACGGGCATAACTTTGGGTTTGTGTGGCGTATCGTGCCTGACTTAACCTTCCGTGGCTCGTCTACTACGGGGACAACACCGCAGATCACCATGTATCTGTTGCCCCTGCAAAACTCAGGGTCTGGGTACAACGACCCCGTGGAGTCTGGTAATCAATCTATTGGCGGTGTCAGCTACGCAAACGTGGCTAGAGTCGGCACGTACACAGTGGATCAATTCACTGGGCAGGTTTACACACGGGTGCGCGGTCGCCAGATGGCTATGAAAATATCGTCCAACCAGATTGGTACAGCATGGCAGTTGGGTGCGCCTCGCATTGACATTAGACCGGATGGTAGACGCTAATGGCTGGTTTTGACGCAAAAACACTTGACTTCATAAACCCGGTAGCGCCCAACCTACCGCTGGCTACAAATGAGTACGAACGTCAGTATCAGGATCAATTTGCAAATATTTTGCGCCTGTACTTCAATCAACTTGACAATACATTTGGGGCGATTCTTGGGCCAGCGGGCGGTAGGTATTTAAAGTTTCCGTACGGTGCGTTTTCCAGCGATCAAGACCAAACCACCACGGCAAATACTGCCACACTGATGACGCTCAACACCACGGACTTTTCCAGTGAAGTTTCAATCAGTTCGTCCAAGATTACAGTGGTGAACGCTGGTATATACAACCTCCAGTTCAGCACGCAGTTTCAGAACACCGACAACCAAATTCAAGACATCAGCATCTGGCTGCGCCAAAACGGAACTGATATTCCGGGGTCTACTGGGTTTGTATCTATTCCTGCCAGAAAGAGCGCCTCCGCAGGTGAAGAAGCACATGAAATTATTGGGTGGAACTATTACGTTCAAATGCAAGCCAACGACTACATTGAGATTTACTGGTCAACCACACTTGCTTCGGTGACGATCCAGCACTACCCAACTTCTACCGGCCCAGTTCGGCCTTCAACACAGTCCGTCGTAGCCACACTTTCGTTTGTGTCTGCGCTCTCAACATGATACGATCAACCACCCCTGTTTACACGAGGTCAAAATGAGTTTACAGCACGCCGCCAAACACCTTGCTGCCCACGGCAGAGGCCCAGACACGATGCTTGTTCACATGACCCCAAGCGAGGTAAAAGCTTTAAACGCAATTGCCATGTCTCATGGCGGTCATTTGACCACCAACCCACATACTGGCTTGCCCGAGGCTGGATTTTTGTCATCCCTGCTGCCAATGGTTGCTGGCATTGGTTTGACGGCAATCTCCGGTGGCGCACTCAGTCCTCTGACCGCAGGATTGCTTGTCGGTGGTGGTACTGGGCTTATGACTGGCGACCTGAAAAAAGGTTTGATGGCTGGCTTGGGTGCTTATGGCGGCGCTGGTTTGGGCGAGGCTTTGGCGCAATCTGGCATGCAAGCTGGGGCCGGACTTGGTCAAACTCAACAACAAATAGCGGAATTGGCGAATACACAGACTGTTAATCCTGCGCAATTTAACGTACCGGGCGCTGTTCGCGGCGTGCCTGTCGAAGGCGGATTTGCCAATTTAACACCCGAAGCAACATCCTATGCAAATCAAATGCGGGATTTATCTACCGGATACGCTGACAAATTAGCAGCTCAACAATCCGCTTATACAACAACTGGCGGCGCTATGGATAGGCTTGGAACACTTGGTGAAGGCGTCAAGAGCCTTGGATCAGAAGCCGGACGGTCTGCATTCATGGACAACATAGGCGGCAAAATGGGTCTTGCTAAGTATGGCTTAGCTGCTGGTGCGCCCGCCATTTCTGAAGCAATGGAGCCGAGAAAACGACCGCCAGATACTCCGGTTGATAGCGATCCGGGCCAGCAGTTCGACTTCATGGCTAACCCAACCAATCCAACACCGTCAAGCAGCCCATACGGCACGGAACAAAAATATTTTGCTCCGCAATACGTCAAGAGAACCACTCCTCGGTTTGCCGATGGCGGCATCTCTCATCTTGGCGACTATTCAGACGGTGGCAGATTACTGCGCGGCCCGGGCGATGGTGTATCCGACTCCATTCCCGCAGTCATTGGCAAAAAGCAACCTGCGCGTTTAGCCGACGGCGAGTTTGTCGTACCTGCACGTATCGTTTCTGAGTTGGGCAACGGCTCAACCGAGGCTGGCGCACGCAAGCTGTACGCCATGATGGACAGAATTCAGAAGGCTCGCAGTTCAACCGTGGGCAAGGGCAAGGTTGCCAAGAACAGCCGGTCTGAAAAATATCTGCCAGCATGAGCAGTAGCGGCAAATTAGAATGGTTTGGGGGCAATCAAGATGCCTTAAATGTATACCATGCGTTTGCTGATTTAGCTCACATATGGGATGATCTGGTTGACAAAGACAAACCCGTTCCAGCCGATTCAATTAACCGAGCATTTTTGACTTGCTTGGTGTATTTACCGGCAAATCCGTTTTATCGCAGCATTCAAGATCAAGTGCTTCCCATGTGGCTTACAGTGGTCTCTGCGTATGAAACTGCAAACTTTTTTGAAGCAAACAAAGACCAGCATGGCATTGAAATTGCCCACGGCTTGCGTTATGCGTCCGGCAATATTATTGCTTATGCGGTTCATGTTTGTGTTGGTGCTGAAAAAGCCAAAGAGTTTTTGCCGGATATCTGGAAAACAATTTTTTACGAGCGGTTTGATGAATACCGCAGGGAGCATTTAGATGTTGATTCCAAATAAATACAACGGTTATTCCCGCGACGGTCGCCGTCTTTATTATTTTGGTGGCGACGACAGCCCTGCGCCGCAACCAGACAAAACAACTCAAACAGTTGAAATACCAGAGTGGGCAAGGCCGTATGCCAAAGATCTTTTAGCAAAAGGTGCTGCACTTACTGACATCAACAAGAATCCGTACCAACAATACGGCGGGCAGCGCATCGCTGGGTTTCAGCCCCTCCAAGAACAAGCGTTTAAAACAGTTGGCGGCATGGATGCTGGCCCGGCTGGGTTTAAGGCCGGTATTGGTCAGTACATGTCTCCCTACATGCAGAATGTGGTGGACATTGAGAAGCGTGAAGCTGGTCGTCAGTCTGGCATAGCAGGTACTCAGCAACAAGCCCAAGCAACACAGGCAGGCGCGTTTGGTGGTGGGCGCGACGCAATCATGCGGGCAGAGCGTGAGCGCAATCTTTCCCAGCAAATGGGCGACATCCAAGCCAGAGGCTCACAAGCTGCATATGACCAAGCGGCAAATCAGTTCCGTCAAGGCATTACACAGCAATCTGGATTGGCGCAGATGCAGGGACAAATGGGCGCACAACAACAGCAGCAGGCTCAACGCCCTCTGGATATGGCGTATCAGGATTTCCTGAACCAACAGAACTACCCGTACAAGCAGTTGGGTTTCATGTCTGACATGGTTCGTGGTTTGCCGCTGGGGCAGCAATCAACCAGTTCTGTTTATCAAGGCTCTGGCAACACAATGGGTCAGCTTGCCGGTCTTGGCATGGGGGCTTATGGCTTGTCCAAGATGATGGCGGAAGGCGGAATGGTCTATGCAGATGGCGGCAGCGTCACTGATGTAAACAATGTGGAAAGCATCCTTGGAAAACTCAGCGACCAGCAGTTGCAGCAGGCACATGAGGCTGCTTTAAACAGACGTGATGTCGAGCAGGCGCAGATGATCGAGGCAGAGATCTCTCAACGTGCGGCAGTTCGTCAACCCGGCACACAAGATTTTGGCGGTATCGCCCCAGCAATCTCTGATGAATTTGCCACCGGCATGGAGCAAGCAATGGCTTCCGGCGGCATTGTGGCGTTTGCTGATCGCGGCGCGGTGGTTGATCCTGATGAATTGACCCCTGAAGATTACAACTTGCCTTCCTTGCCTTCCTTGGGTTCAATCAGGGATTTTTTTACACCCAAGGCGGCTTTGGAAAACCGTCAACGGTACGAAAAAGGATTGGCTGAAGCAGAGAAGGCTAAAGCGGCTACAAAAAAAGAAGCCCCTGTACAGAAGGCGCAACCCCCTGTAATCAATGTTCCCGCTCAGGAAACAAAACCCGCTCCGCAGAAGGCTGCTCCCGCAAAAGCTGCGCCAACCGCTGAAGATATATTTGCAGGCCCCAAGCCTTCCAAGAAGGAAGTCAAGTCTGCGGTGGCTCAGTTTGCCGAGCAAAACAACATTGGCTCGGATCAAAAAGAAGACTTGATGACCACCGCCTTGAGGATTCGGGAAGAGCTGGGCAAGCAAAACCAGCCTATCTTGGATAGGCTTAACGCAGCTATTGAGGCTCAAAAGCCTGATGAACAAGCCCTGAAAGACAGAGGGTTTGCTCAGGCATTGACTCAGTTTGGTTTTGGCATGGCTGAAAGAGCAGCCAAGCCCGGCGCAAGATTCTTGGAAAGCGCGGCGGGTGCTGCTCCCGTCATTGGGACAGTTGCCGCAGAGACAAACAAACTCATCGACACCAAGAAAGACAACTACGTCAAGCTTCAGTTGGATCAAGCCAAGTACGAGGTTGCTCTGGCAAAAGGCGACATGCAAACAGCCGCCACACTGGCTGCGCAGATTCGTCAAGGCCAACAGCAAGACAAGGCATTGCAATTCCAAATTGCCAAGGCGCAGGATGACTTGGCTATGGAGAGGCAAAAACTTGCCCAGCAAGGCGCATATCAAAATCAAATGGCTTCCAGATACGAAACTGTTGGCAGTTTGACAAAAGACATTATGCAAAACGAAGGCTTGCCATATGACAAGGCGCTGGAGAAGGCTGCAAGAATGTTGAAACCAGCCGGATATGCTGCCGACGTTAGGGCAGAGACAACTTTGGCAACTGCAAGAGCGAAGGCTGTTGAAAAAGCGCAAGGAACAATGATTGGCTCATTGCTTGCTACAACTGATCCATCCAGCCCCAAATATCCGGCATTGAAGGCAAAATTTGACGCTGAAGTCCAACGCCAGTTAGACTTGCTCTCACCCGGGTCAGTGCCAACATCGGGTTCTCCACCTCCCTCGTTGGCTCAAAAAGGCTTTAAATTACTAGGCACGGAGTAACCCATGCCAATTTACAAAGTCCAAGCGCCAGACGGTAAGGTTTATCGCATTCAAGGCCCTGCAAACGCAAACCCAGAAGACTTGTTTGCGACAATTGCCGAGCAAAATCCGATGGCGGTTCAGACCACCGCCGAACTGGAAGCAGCCAAATCCGCGCCGTTTTCTTTTGGTGATGTCGCTAAATCGTTTGGCTCGGGGTTGATTGGCGGCGGTAAGAGCTTGGTCGATGTATTTGGCGCAGGTACTGATGTTTCAAAAGGCTTGGGCGAAGCCCAGTCATACCTCCAGCAGAGTCTGACACCGGAGCGTCAAGCAGAGATTGCCAGAAGACAAGAACTGGAGAACCGCGCTGCTCAATCAGGCAGTCTTTTCCAAGAAGCCAAGGCATTCCTTGGTGGTGTGGCAGAAGCCCCTCTCCAGTCCCTGACGCAAGCCGCAGGATCGTCCGCGCCGTCCATCCTTGCTGGTATAGCTGCCATCCCCGCCGGTGCGCCTGCCGCGCTTGCGTTGGGCGTTGGAACGATAGCCAAGCTCTCAGTCGGTGCATTGCAAGGCGTTGGCGAATACAAGGGCAGTGTGTTCGATGCTGTCAAGGCAGAGTACATCAGACAAGGCAGAAGCCCTGTTGAAGCTGAACGCTTGGCAGAGGCTTCCCAGCAATATTCCCGCGAGAAGGCGTTTGAGATCGGCGGGTCAGCCGTCCTTGGCGCATTAGACGCAGTCACTGGTGTCGAGCCATCCGTTGGCAAAGCCATGCGCAAGGTTTCCCCAGCCGGAGCCTTGACCAGAGAAGCTGTGGATGCTGGCATTTCAGCGTTACCAAAAGAAATTTCCAAAGCCCCGACAAGGATTGGTCAATTCCTCAAGGGTGTTGCCGAAGAAGCTCCAATCGAAGGCGCACAAGGTGCGTTTGGTCAGTATGGTCAGAATGTTGCCCTGCAACAAGCTGGCGCAGATGTCACCCCAATGGAAGGTGTATTGGGTGCAGGACTGCGGGATGCTGCGGTAGGTGCATTGTTTGGCGGCGCAGCTTCTCCGCTGGGCATGAAGTCTGCCCGGCAAGAATATCAAACTGAGCAGTTTTTGCGTCAAGCCAAGGCAGAACAAGACCGCCAGAAAGAAGCTGATGCGGTGCTTAAACGCGCCCAAGAAGAACGAGCCAAGACAGAAGAGGGCTTGGGCGTTCCCAAGATGCTGGCCCTGCCAGCACCCGCCAAGGCTTACGAAGAACCCAAGAACCCACTGGTTGACCCTGTCGGTCGCGTTACCGAAGACGAACTCGGCAAGGCAATCGGCAACAACACAGTTGTCAATTACATAAACAAGTACCGCAAGGAAAACAATCTTCCCAAGTTGAAGTCGTACAGCATCGAAGACATCAAAGATGCAATGACGGCGCAGAACCCAGAGGGCGAGGAAGGTGCTTTAAACGCCATTCTGGCGTACAAGACCAATTACCAGAACCAGAGCTACACCCCGGACGACATCCAAAACATTGCCGTGGCGAAGAACGTTGCCACCGACACCAAGGGATTTTCTGATTTCTTGACCCGGGCGACGGGCAAGGCTGATTTAAACACCATGACGCAGCCAGAGCTGCACTCGGTTGCAACTGCGCTGGATGCTTTGCCCCGCACCGGGAAAGAGGAACAGCTTGTCCTGCCAGAGGGTTCAAACGCCACTCGGTTTACACAGGATCAATACAACACTGGTTTGACCACTGCGCTTGGGACAATCAAGCCCGGCAAGCCTGTATCGTTAGAGCAAGCCACAAAGGCCGTCCAAGCCCAGACAGGACTTGAGACCGACAGGGATGCCCAGCATCTTCTCAGAACTGCGGCAATCAATGATGACCTGACAATTGAGCGTGGCACAGGTTACCAAGCCGTCAGCCCTACCGGCGCTGTGTTGGGTACATACGGAACAGAAGCAGAAGCCAAGCGGATGCATCGCCGCGCAGAGATCAAGCCCGTGGAGACAGAACTTGTCATGCCTCGGATTGAGGAGGCGGTACGCCCAGAAGCTACCCTGCCAGAAGGTTATCAAATCCAGAAAGAAACCACGGTCGGATCAGAAGCTCCCGCAGCTTATGTGATTCGGGAGGATGGCTCCCAGAAGAACGCTTCCCAGACATTTGCCGACGAGGCTGCTGCCAAAGAACGTTTAAACATGTTGGAGCGTAAACGGGAAGCCAACGCCAAAGCAGAAGAGGCCGCAGCCGACCGAGTTCGCCAAGACTTAGAGAAACGCCAAGCAGCCATCGCGCAGATGGAGGCCGACGGCAAGACCGGAACACCAGAACACACCAAGGCTGTGTATGCATTCCAAGCCGCCAATGTGGCGGGTAGCCAAAAAATCACAGACCATTTGGACGCAGCCGAAGCGTTACGCACACCGCTCAAGATTGTCCCGCTTGGCAAAAAATCGACCAAGGCAGAGAAGCATACGATCATCAAAGAAGGCAAACCTATTGCCAGCTTTGACACCAATGACAAGGCTCAGGCACATGTCCTTTCTCTTTTGGATGACAAGGCCTTGGAATCAATCGCCGAGCGTGGCGGGGTTATGGGCAAAAGAGCCAGCGTTGAGTTGGACATGCGCCAGCGTCCGGGAGTTCGCGGGGGAACGACCGAAGGCTTGGAAAAAGCTGGTGTACATACTCCAGAAGTGGAAGCACAATTGGCAGAACTCAAAGCCAAACTCCTTCCAATGTTAAAAAAGTTTGGCCTTGAGCAGGTTGGTTTAAACATAGTTCGGGAGATTGAAAACGACGCAGATGGTGCATGGGGCCGGGCAGACAAACTGATTCGTATTGCCTTGCAGGCGACTGAACCAATTAAGACCATGCGCCATGAGGCGCTACACGCCCTGAAAGAGCTAGGCTTCTTCACTGATGCGCAGTGGGAAGCGTTGAAACGCCAAGCCGACAAAGTTTGGGTGGACAAATACCTCAAAGGCGTTCCGTTCAACGAGACCATGTCTCGTTACGACGCTTACGCCAACGGTCTGTATGACGCAGATGGCAACATGCTCATGGCTCCCTTGAGCCGCGACGAAATCCTTGAAGAAGCTATTGCCGATGCGTTTGGCGACTGGGAAGGCGGAGCCAAGCCGCCACCCGGGATGATGGCTGCGCTGTTTAAACGTATGCAGCAGTTTTTCTCTGCGCTGCGTCAAGCATTGACCGGCGCTGGCTTTGAATCTGCGGATGAGATCTTTGGCAAGATTGAACGGGGCGAATTGAAACCAACAGTCCCCACCCCCACCAAGATTGACTCCAAGATGAGTTTGCGACAAACAAACTACAACAAGGATGCCAATAGGCTTGAGGTAAGCACCGCCAGACCAACTGCAAAACGTCCGTTGCCCGGTGAAATTGCCCCACGCGACCCCATCAAAGATTTCTACGTCATTGACTCCGAAGACATTATGAGTGTTCCGGCGCACATGGCGGCGGCTCATAACGCCATCTCTGCGTACAACTGGTTTCCCATCAGCGAAGATCCGAATGCAACTGTTCGGGCAATGAAAGACACCATCGTTGACAACTTGGTGTGGCTGTACAACCTGACCCCGGAAGATATCCGCAACCGCGCAAAGCTTTGGTACAACGGCGCAAACCGAATTGCCAAGGACTGGTCAAAGATTTACCACTACAGTACTCGCCAAATGGCTGGTGTGCTGGCTGTGCTGAGTCCGCAGAAAGATTGGTTTATGAACACCACGCTGGGCGAGCGGGTTGTTCATGTTTACACACAGCATCAAAACACAGCTTGGTCGCCTGAAATGACGGCTTGGGCCGAAAGCTATGTCAAGGCATCCAGAGACATTGAAACACGCGACAAGCGTCAGGTTGTTCTTGATGCAGCCAAGCGTTTACAAGGTACAAAGCTCAAGGACATGAGCCTTGAAGACATGGCTTACTTTGCTCGTATTTATGATGAAACTTATCATTCTCGTAAATATCGGGTCATTACCCCAGAGGGTATGTTTGGCGACTATGTCACCGTCAACGAAGAGGTTGGCGAAGACGAGGACGAAGCAGGTGGTCAGGGCGATGTGGCATGGGGTACATACGACTCCATCCAAAAAGCCATATCCATCCTGCAAGATGGTTCACATGAAAACATCTCTGAGCAATTGGGTGACGAACACAAGGTTCGCAACTTCTACAACAACATCGTAGACCCAGACAGTGCATCCGGCTCAGTGACCATCGACACGCACGCAGTTGCTGCGGCAGCGTTTAAAGCACTGTCCGGCGCTTCTTTGGAGGTGTTGCACAACTTTGGAACAACACCAAAAGGCTTGGTGTCTGCTGGCGGTAGCGCCATGACTGGAGCCTCCGGTACGTATGGTTTTATTGCTGACGCATACAGAGAAGCCGCCGCTATGGTTGGCGTTCTTCCAAGGGAAATGCAGTCCATCACTTGGGAAGCTATCCGCTCCATATTCCCTGCGGCTTGGAAGAGTCAAAACGCAGGTCAGGTCAATGCCATCTACGACAGATTCAAGGCGGGAGAGATCACGCTCAAACAAGCCCGTGATGAGGTTCTCAAAATCTCCGGCGGCATCAAGAAGTTTGCGTGGGAAAACGACAAGTCTGGCGTATTCCCATCTGCTGGCGCAACATCGTTTGACACGGCAAAACAAGAACCACGGGTCTTGCAACCGTATCAGATCAGAGAGAAGCTCAAGATCAAT